CCCAATCAAGCCCTGTATGAACTTTTGTTGATGCTGCGTACCAATCTTATCAATACGATGCAGTTGGGCACGGAACATGTTACCAAGTCTCGACTAGGAGAAGAAGTTCGGCATCGGTGTCAAACTGACTTAATGTGGATGGCTAGATATTTTACTTGGTGCAGCAACCCTGCATCAGACAACGGAATCCGCCCATTCGAAGAGAACATTTTTGATGAAGAATTTTACGGGCCTTACACTAAACTATTCCCCAAGAAAGACCCGAGCAAGCCAATAAATAAACAGAGTGACGTTAAGACCTTCCTGCTTTTGTGGCCGCGCGGCGGCGCAAAATCGACTTTCGATCACGTTGACACTGTCCAGTGGATTTTGTGTTTCCCTCACGTTCGAATCCTTTACCTCACCGCTGAAAAAGACCTCGCAGTCGGCTTCGTGGGTGAGGTAAAAGGTCACTTCTACCTTAAAGAAGACCCGACTTGGATGAACATCTTCTGGCCGGAATTTTGTGTAGAAGAAGGCAAGGCGGGCGCGGGTAACGAGTTCACCTGTCCAGTTTACGCTGCGAAGAAAACGGGCCGTAAAGAACCTACGGTATACGCTTCGTCCGTTGGCAAAAGTAAAGCTGGTTGGCGGTACGAAGTCATTAAAGCAGACGATGCTGTTTCAGATACCAATTCAGAAACCACGCTGCTTTGTTCCAAAGTATCCAACCACCTGTTCCTCGCGGAAAAGCTGTTGGCCCTCGGCGGCAATACGATTTTTTATATCGGTACCCGGTACGCGGGCGAAGATCACTATGGCATCCTGCTCGATAAGAACGTAGGTGAAATTGTAACCACGACCGGTAAAGGTTGGGAGTTCCTAGAGAATAAGACAACTAATACCAACATACTGATCGGTCGTGCGATGCAGATCAAGCCTGAAGTTCGCGAGCGATTAGAGCGCGAAGGCCGTCCGGTTACGTATCACGAAGCGGGCGAAGAGGGCTGTATTCTACTTCTGCCGCACCTGATGTCGTACTCATGGTGCATGGCGGATTTCATCAAGGACGAGAAATCGTTCGAAGGCCAGCGCAACCAGAACCCGAGAAACGCAAACAGAGTGGGCTTCGACCGAGCGGCTTTGCTTCGGGCCACTGTTCCGTTTTCACACCTACCCAGAGAAGGCCCCTGCTCGCAAGTCTGGGACTTAGCCTCCAGCTTGAAGAAGGGCAGCGACTTTACTGTCGGGACCTCAGTTATCTGGGGGGAAGAGCCGGTGATCGACGCACTAGGACAGCGGACAGACCGCAAACAAACCGTTGCCTACGTCAGGAGAATCATCCGGGACCGAATGTTGCCCCACCAGATTGTCCAGAATATTCTGAAGTTGGCCAAAGAAGAGCATCCATTCATTGTAGCTATCGAGAATGCTCAGGGCGCTTCCTATTTGAAGGACTCACTGGAACAAGCAGCAATCCGAACCTGTGACCAGTACCTCATCGACCTTATCCGCAGCATCGACTGGTTCACGCCCGACCAACAAAAAGAAGCCAAGTATCACCGCATGGGCAGCCTGCACCCTTGGATTTCTGAAGGCCGGTTCAAGTTCGCGAACTATTGCATGGAGTCGAACCCGCCGCCCTTGAATAAGATCGAGATCGTATATAACGAGTTCGAACGCTGTATGACAGAGCATCATCATGATGACATCCCTGATAATCTTGGATACCAAACGGGCAAGTTCGCCCCCCGGGCGACAATTGCTCTAGTTGAAAACAACCGCGAGATATACTCCACCAACATAGACAGGATGGGGTGGTCGGAAGTCTTCGACGAGAACCACCAGCCAAACACGGGACCAGCGTACTACTTGGACGACAACGGAAACATGACTCCTTTGTACGCGGAACCCGCGAATCTCACCGAGTTGTTTACCCCAGAACCAGAAGCCCCGAGCCACTTTCCAAGCGGGATGCAGAACATCCTCGGAATAGGCATGAACGGATAATGAAAATCCAAGTCACAATTTTAGGCGACAACGGCGAGGTTCTCGCGGAGCACGAAGCGGATGCCTGCCAGCCGAGTATCTGGCGCGTAACAACTGGACAGAAACTGCTGGGCAAGATGCCTCAGATTTCCGACCAAACCAACACCGGCACTTACGAACTCTTCGGAATTACTTTCCAGCCCCATGTAAAAGTGGACAGGCCGAATGGCTGGGTGCAGCCTTTACCGCAGCCGCCGAGTCCAGTTAATGGACGACCTACTACGCAAAACAGTTTTCCCAACTTCCCTTCTTCGGGCATGTCTGCTCAGAAGTACCCATCACAACCAACTGCGGGCCGAGCGCCCGGATTAAGAGGATACTAACATGGATTTAATGAAACTTGGCGGCAATCTGGAATCCCCTCGGCAATGCAAGGCATCTGACTTCCCCGGCGTAGGCCCCACCGGTGCCAAAGGCGAAGCAAAAGGAGCAGGCGAACTCGTGAAGCAGTCCAAGGAACAAGTAAGTCCACAAGACGCAAAGGACTGGAAGATCGGCAAGAGTTCTGCCGGAGCGGGTTCTGCGGTCAAGGTCTCGGCCTCGGTCGATCTGGAATCTGGCAAGCACTGCTGCTAGTCCATTAACTGGACGCCCCTCCTCCCGAAGAACTCCTAACGTAAACATCTCTGAGGAACCATGCCCATTCTCGACCCGCCAGAAGTCAATCCGTATCAGGAAATAACGCCCGAAGAGGCGAAGGGATTCCTGTCTAACGAAGTATGGGGAGAAGACCCAGCTCTGAAATTGTGCTTACAAGATTGTCAAAAAGCGGAGGACGGGGAACTCAGACGACAGTTTTTGATGGGTTGGAATTCCGCGCGAGACCTCTATAACAGTACCTTTGTCGCAAATTTCTGGCCCGGAACCCAAATGGAATCTGCTTCCGTGAATTTTTTCACGGTGGCAACAGCAGTCAACGGCATCAATCCCCAGATTCTTGCTGGGCTTTTCTACGAGAACCCTCCCTTTATGACGCAGGAAAGGCCCGGAACGTCGGCTCAGGCATCTCGGGCCGTCTCTGCTCTTCTCGGATATCAGTTGGAGGATATCAACTTCCGAGAAGAACTGAGACTCGGGTGTATGAACTTCCTGTTGTTCGGGACCGCGATGTTTCAGGAAGGCTGGGAAAAATACACCAAGCAGCGTAAGATTGTAAAGCGCAAGAACCCTGTTACCACCATCAAGAGCGCAATCCCCGGAGCCCCGCCGACCACTATCGCGGATGATGAACTCGAAGTAGAAATCATAGAAGAGGTCATAGACCGGCCCACCTTCGAGCACATCGTAAATCTGCGTGAAATCTTGGTTGACCCGGGACTGGACGTGCCGGATATTCGGAAGGCGAAGTACGTCATTCGCCGCCGGTACATGACATGGGAAGACCTCGACCGACTCCGTGACCGCGAAGGATACAACATCCCGTCGCGCGAAAAACTCCTCGAACTCTTCCTGCCTCCCGTAGAATCCGTCGAATCCAACCCCCAGCAAGAAGGCGGGCGCAACCCGCTTTATGATGGGCGCGCGGACTCCCCGTGGGAGAAGACCACCGTTGATCCTTTCCAGCAGCCACTGGAGGTTCTGGAGCGGTGGGACAACAACACCTACATCGTCGTGTTGCAGAAGAAGCTGGTCATCTACAACGACAAGAATGTCTACGGTAAAATCCCCTTCCTGAGCATCGGCTGGTGGGATAACCCCGGGCAGTTCTGGTCGATGGGCCTGGGCCGCACGATTGGAACTGAGCAGCGTATTCAAACGGGGATTACGAACCTCGTTATGAACATCGCCAATTTGAAGCTGAATGCTCCGATGGTCCGCGTCAAAGGGAAGTCGGTGCCTACGCAGAGTATCCGCATCGGCCCCAGCCGGATGATAGAAGTGGACAAACAGGGGGACATCGAACCCCTGAAGTTCGGCGAGCCCGTGGCAGAGGCCACGCAGCTATTCATGGCTTCGCAGCAGCGAGTGGGCGAGGTCTCGGGAAACAACCCGGTCGCTTCCTCCCCCGCCATGCACTCCAACGGAGTCCGTAGTTCTGCGGGTGCCCAAGGCATGTTGCAGAGCGCGTCGAACGTCGTATCAGAGGCAGTGGACAAGTTGGCCAATCAGGTTCTTGTTCCGTTCCTGTACGATATGCAGGAATGCAACCAGATGTTTTTGGCCCCGAGCCAGCTAAATTACATTCTCTCCGAGGAGTTGAAGCACGAGTATGTAGAGAATGGCGGGGACGTTCTGGATATCCTGAACGCTCGCGTCATGTTCTCGGTTCTTGCTGGATCAAAAATGCAGTCGCGCCGTCAGATGGTTCAATCGCTTCCGATGCTTAGCCAATTCCTGTCAAACGGAGAAATTATAGGGGCGTTGGCGATTGAGCATAAGAAGGTGGACGTAACAGAACTCCTTCGGATGTGGATGGAAGCTAGTGAATTCAAGAACATGAACGACTTGATTGTCCCGATGACCGCAGAAGACCAACAGCGTCTACAGCAAAGTCAGGGCGGAATGTTGCAGCAGAAAGCACAGATCGACCAGCAGAAGCAGCAACAACAATTCAGAATGAAACAACAACTTTTGGATCAGGAAAATATGGCCCGAAGTGCGAGAGATATTTTGCGGGAAGGTTTCAAAAAATCAGTTGGGTCAGACGAGTTAACAGGGCTCCCTTCGGCTACCTCCGGGATGGGTAGCTTGTCATAAAATAGTTCTTGACAAACTCGGATTGTCGTGGTAGGATGTTTTTAAGCGCGATTAGGGTTCTTGGGGGCCTTGGAAACGAGACCCCCACCCTTCTCGGCTTCCCTCCTACTTTCCTCAATCCATTTAATGGACTTCGTCGGCGTGGATTACGCCAGAAAGGCCCGAATGAACACAATCTTAGGAGTCCCGTTTTCCTACAACGAGGCCGCTCCCGAAGACGAGATACAACTCCATCCGAAGGTGCTCGTGAAACT